GTATATAAATAACACCGTTTTTTGAACCTGCATACCTTGTATCGCTGTACTTTGAGTTCCCCACTTTAGTAACACGTTCATTGACCTCTCCAGAGGTATCTCTATAATATAAAGTCATTCCTATCCTCCCATTCTCTTAGCGACATTTTCGGCTAGTTTCTCTCCATCTAGATACACATTTACTTTATTTAGGTTCTCAACATTGAGATCATCCATTGAAATCTTGACGTTCACATCAATTGAGTTTTCTGCTTTTCCTTTGAGGATGTTTTCAGAAGCCATCATTACGGTTCTTTTACCCTCGGATACTTGAGATATCACAAGGCCATCCATGTTAGCGGCTACATCATTTAGTTCTCTTAGGTCATCGAGCATAGCGCTCAAAGGAGAATCCATCTGTCCTAATGTGGTCATACCATCAATCAATGTGGAGAAAGAGCCTTCTGCCAACGCACCAAGGGATTTGGCGGCATTTCCAATGGAATCAAAGATCAATTTGATTGCAAATCCTGCCCCGACTAAACCTAAAGTCAAAATAGCCATACCACCAGCAAAAGTTCCCAGCGCTCCAACTAAAAGAGGAAGTGTTTTTACTAATACCAATGAGAATCCGATAACTCCAAGTAATATTATTCCAAGTGCCGCAACAAACATTCCGGCTTGCTCAGGGCCCAATAGAGCCATTGATTTTGCTAATTCAGCAAATCCATAAGCCGCCAGTCCAACTCCAGCACCAGCCATCAAGAACGCGGCTCCAAGAGCGAGAATCTTTCGAGGGTCCATTGTGCTCAAGACTGTCGATAATGAAGTCCCAACTTGGGTTATGACGCCCGTAGATGCTTTGGCGATTTTCCCCACGCTCATCAAAGACATGCCGACCATCCCCAGTGCCGAAGCAAGGGCACCAAGAGCAAGCCCTAAAATTACAACACCTACAGCAAATCGAGCAAAGTAATTTCCCAGCCCTTCATCATCAGCAGCATAGGCTATAATTGCTGCAAGAACCTCTACTCCCTTAAGCATAATATTGATAACAGGAGCCAGTGTCGCTGCAAATTCTTTCAAAGAATTCTTGAGTTTTTCATAAGCACCTTGTTGAGCCTCGAGGAGATCATTCAACGTTGCTTGTGTCTCTGTCTCGTCATGCCTTCGCTGTCCAAGTATCTTGAGCATTTCTGCTTCATCTTTTGCATTCAAGATCGACTGTATGTGGAGTTTCTCATATTTCCCCATCATGCTTACTTGCAGTCCTTGTGCTTGGAAACCATCTCGGATTGCTTGAATCCTTTCCGCGTCGTCTGCTCTCATCATTTGGCTCATACTCAAGCCAAGATTGAATTGGGCATTTAGTTTACCAACTTTATCTGCGGCGTCACCAAACTTATCAAAACCTCTAGCAACAGATATAAGTGCTCCAACACTGGTTCCTGTTTCTTTTGCTAATTTATTTAGGGCTTGGAACTGTATTGCTAGTTGCGCTGAACTCCCTGCAGTAGCGGCCAATCGTCCTTCGGCCTGCTGAAAGTTCTTTGCTAAATCAGCAACAGATTGACCAGACATTTTTGAATTGATAACCAGAGATTCCAAGAATTTTGTCGATTCCTCAAATCCCATTCCAAAACCACGGTTCAAAAGATTGATTGTGCTACCTAAAGAGTTTACATCGAATCCAAGAGCAACAAGTTTTGACGCTAATTGAACCGATGAATTTTCTGAATCATTTAGAGATTCACCTAATAACATAGTTATGTTTCTCAAGTTCCCAAGGGTTGTTCCGATTTGTTCCGTAGTAACACCAAGACTCAACAGTCCATCACTAAGATTAGAAAACTCAGTTTGATTTTTCTCTACTGCTCCAGATAGTCTAGCAGCAGCCGCAGCACCTTTTGTAAATTCTTTAGCCAAGTTGGATACTTCAGATCCCATCTTGTTCAATACACCAATCGCTGCTTCTCCAGCCATTGCTAATCCGAACTGTGCAAGGGAAAAATCTTTTGTTGTTGTCCGAAGTGTCTTGAGGTGACCGGCTGCTTGCATAATACTTGAAGCAAAACCAGTGCTTGATGTAATTCCTAAATTCAACCCCCCAACAAGACTTCCTATACTTCTGGAGAGGCCTTTGGTTGCAACTTCCGCTTGTGATGCACCGGCTGCTAAAAGATTGAATTGTTTTTTTAGGTCTTTTAATGCATCAATGTCTCCTTTATCAACCTTAAAGCCACGATCAAGGTCAACGTGGATGTTCTCAAGGGTTTCCCTCAGTCCTTCGAAGACCTCATCGGCCAACCCGGCGGCTTCAGCAGCCTCCAACATGCTTTTTGCGAGTTTGTCTCTATCAGCGGCATCTTCAATTTTATGATAAGTCTCTACTTGCTGCGCCAGTTTACGAAGAATCAATTCTTGCTCTCTGTTCGCCATTGCAAGACTTTCAACAAATTGTCCTGAGAAGGCTGCTCTTTCTTTTGCGATCTTTAGTGATTCCCTCTCTCTTTCAAGATAACTATCAAATGCTTCTGCAGCGTCTTCGATATCTTTCTTATTGGGAATGTTCTTTCCGTCCTTTTCATCAGCCATACAAAAGTCCTCTCTTCAAGATTAATTAGTGTGAAAAACAAAAACGCAGGTCATCGCCTGCGTCTGCTTGCTTTTTCCATCTCTTTTTGTTCTTTCTCGAACTCTTTGAGCATTCTTTCAAAGAACCAATTCCTCAATCCAACCGGTAGGTTGTACAGTTCATAGAACGACCAACCACCATGGTGCTTTAGGATAAAGAATTGTTCATATATTTGTTCAGTGTATTCATCGGTCAGGCCAAAAAAAGTCGGCATCAAGCGCTACCTCCAAATCTTGCTCGTGACCGCAAGCGCGACATTCAAAGTCGAAAGTGAGTTTTACATCAGGATTGATTTTCCTATATGCTTCTCTTAGTATACGAGTATCAGAGGAGAGCATGTTTTCAGCAAAGTAACTACATACCGCCATTCTATCATCTCCGTTTACAGAAACCATGATACTTTTGAGTTGCTCAGATAAACTCGAATCAACTCCGTTGTTTCCTTTATTTTGTTTACGGATTCTTTCAAGCATGTCTTGTTCATCCTTACCGTTCATCCGTTTGATTTCAATTTCAAATTTAGATACAGGAAGAGTTACAACAAAGTTGCCTCTTTCATTTGGAGTAACATTTTCTGGTACTTCTCCGTAATGTATCTGTTTATCATTGAGATCATATTTGTATCTCTTTTTCTCTCCACATGCTGGACATGAAATTTGTGTTTTGTATTCATTACCGTAAGCATATTTTCTTGCTTCAATCACAATTGCTGATCTATCTCCGGACAGAAGGTGCATTGATCGCACTTTCTTATCAACCAAGATATTATCGATCAAACGATCAAGAGCCAAGCCTTTCTTCAAGAGTGATCTTGATGTGAGGATGTCTTCATCTTTTGCCGTCATGTGTCTGATTTCAACCATCTCTTTGTTGAATAGTGGATGATTTGGTGGATACCCTTGGCCTTTTGATGGTAACTCAACCATTTCGGTTGGGATCACAAAGGACATTGGGTTTGGAAGAGCCTGTTGGGGCTGTTCTTCCTCGACTGAAGCAGGAGAGTCTGACGAAGGTCTTGCTCCTGTTCTGTCTTGATTATTTCTAATACTCATTATTACCTCTTGTTATTGTTATGGTTCGCCTTCACCGTATGTTGCAAAGTCATATTCTATATCTATTTTATATTCTGTAAGTTCATCTGACTCGTAGGATAAATCTCCAAACGATATGGATTTTATTATAGGTCCGTGAAGTTTCCAGTGATCAATAGGGATACCTCCGGAGTTCAATTGAACTATGTCGATAGTTCCTCCGAATCCCTCTGTTGACGATCCTCCACTACTGAAGGCCGATTTGAATGATTTAGAGGACATGCTTGCTTTTTCTGTTGCTGTAAGCGTGTTGGCTGAAATAGGAACAGAATAGCCCGATTGTTGAATCATTTTATTCAACTGAGATTCGATACTTGCTGCTCCGCCGCTTTGCATATCAACTAAAGTCATGGATATAGGCTCCCAGTTTGGAATTCCGGGAAACTTGAATTTATGATTGAGCATGGTATAGGTTTTGGTGTCAACAGTAAAAGTAGGCTTATCAATACTCTTTACGTTATGGAGTGTTTGACTGCCTATCTTTACTAAAAATCTAAATTTTTGTTTTGGTTCGACGTTTGGGTTGTTCCAGAAAGCCATCTAAAACCTCGTGATGAATTATGTTGTAGGAGCAGACCCAGAAGCACTGAAGAATGTAGTAGCAGCAGCCACTGTGGTTCCACCTGCTTTTGATGCTTGAGCAGTAGTACACTGAGCCCAATCGTATCTGATTTCCAATTCAATCTCAACAAGATCATCTGATTCGTATGATAATTCACCAAACTTGACATTCTTGATAAACGGGTTATTTAGAGACCAAGTTTCTATTGCTTTACCTTCACTGTCCAATTGAATGATTTGACAAGAACCTAATGCACCAGTCGCTTTCTTCTTGGACATAGTAGTCATTAGAGCCTCTTCGTCTACAAGGTTGGTTGTTACATTATACCCTGCACCAGTGATAATAGCGTTTGTTTGAGCAACAACGTCTATTGGTGATACTGGGTCCACAAGAGTCATTGAAACGGTTTGCCATTGAACTCTTCCCGGGAAATAATACTCTTTATCAGAGAAAGAATGTTTTACTTCTGTTATATCGAAATTAGGCTTAGTTACTTTCTTTGCCCACCAAACAAGAGGTTGATCACCTGCTACGTTTGCGATTTCGATTTTGAACTTGAACGCTCTTTTGGGATCTTTTCCAGTTTCCCCAGTATATGCTGCACTCCAAAAAGCCATTGTTTATATCTCCTATAATATTTTAATTAGTTTACTCAGCAAGTTCTACACCAGAACGTGTGATAATAAAGTCGATTGCGATAAATTCGATAGCGCGTGTTGGCTTCACTTGGATTGTTATATTCAATCGGTTGTTATCAATATCATCAGCACTGTTATTGGTCCCATCTAAAATAATAGCATATCCAGAAAGACCAAATCTTGATTGGACATCACTAAGGATGTTGTTTATGTCGTTACGAAGTCTAGAACGAGTAGATGAGTTGTTTTGCTCGAACAAGGTTCCCTTTGAAAGTTGAGAGATTTGGTGTCTCAAGAAGATCATTAGGCGACGAACATTGATTCTATTCAAAGCAGTGTTTGCTCTCTGAAGAGTTTTTTGTCCAAAGATAACAAGACCCTCATTTGGGAACGTTGCAATTGGGTTGATGTTTGCTGCGTAGAGATCATCTCTCTGGTTAGAGTCAAGACGTTGTCTTGCTTGTAAAGCAGTTGGACCTCTTCTTCCACCAAGGTTTCCAAGTCCACCACGGTTGAATCCAGCAGGTGCGAACCAAAGTTCAGCAGCCTTTTGAGATTGAGCCATAGCACCAAGCCCAGCAACTGATGAAGGAACATATAAAGATTTCCCAGTTTCTCTATCTGCAACTTGAATAGCAGGATAGAATGCACAAGCATAACTTGAATCCATATTTGCTCTAGCGTTGAGGTTAGTTACAGCAGTTGCTACCTCTCCACGTTCAGCATTTGAGGGAACCGCATCTTGTCTCTCAGCCGCTGGTGTAAGGTCACCTTCAAGATCGATAATAGCCAATACGTCATTTCTTTCTATCGCTGCAGAAACAATTTTGTCTGTTATGGAGGGGACTCTTATTCCCGGAGCCAACAATAGATTTGCTGGTACGACTTCTGGGTCTTCAATTGCTTGAAGCGCTTTGTCTAAAGTGTAGAATAAATAATTGTTTTGTTTTGTGCTTGAATTGGTTATCAAAGCATTTCGAAAAGGTTCTCTCTCAGTAATGTCTAATCCATCAGATCCCCCAACCATCGGAGCATAAAATCTTTTTACGCCTTGGTCAAGAAGAGCAGATACGCTGTGAATAGCAGTATATGAAGAACTTGCAATACGAGAACCATCTTCATAGAACCACCCAGTTGTGGTATTAGAGGCTAATCTAATGTTGTCCAAACTAAATACGAAAGAGTATTCATATTTTGCATCATTTGCTGCTAGTAGAGTTGCGGATGCATAATCGTGACCTGCACCGGCAGTTGCGATTGGTCTCAAGTAATCAATATAGTCTGAGTCATGTTGCCTAGCAGTAGCAGTGATTGTTGGTCTAACTCCAAAATATGCTCGAGATGGTCTTGCAACCAAACCGTCAGAACCAGAAATACGCAAAGATAATTTAGGGAATTCGAGTTTTGCTGAAAAGTTTGTAGCACCACCGTGATTGATGAAAGTACTTTGCTGAGAACCAGTTCCGTATGTAGCAAAATCAACTTCTTCTACCCAGTCACTCGAACCAGCAGATGCACTATTGATAATGTTTGCAGTTGCTTTTGGACGAACAGGTCCCAAGAATCCAAACGGTAGAGCAGCCTTGTTGCTTACCCTTCCGCTTGAACTGTACATTTCGATTCTGATATAAGAAGATATGTTGGCGTTCTCACCTACTTCTTCATATTTTCCTTCGCCGTTGGTTGTTACCCAAGTAAGGTATTTGTCCCCAATTCTCTTAGCAATATAGTTAGGAGAATCTTTATCAAAGGATAAGTTAGAGAAACTTTCTAATACACTGTTTGATCCAACTTCAACAACATTCAAGGTGAAAGAACCGTATGCATTGATGTTAGTGTTGACTGGTAATTTCAAGTCTGTGATACCGATATAGAATGCAGTGTTATCTGCTTGTCCACCACCGCGTGCGATACAACGGAATAGTTTCTCTACACCTGATGCATCATAAGCAAAATCTGAGTGGGTTCCGTTATCTTGAGAGATGAACCATCCTGAGTGAGCATAAGTAAATGCTTCTTTGTGATTACTCCATTTGTTTCCGGCTACATCAGCCAAAGGAAGAATGAAACCAGAAACTGCTGATTTTGCTGTATCTGATATAAGATTTTTTACGTGTCTCTCGAATGTTTCACCAAGCCAATAGATCTCTCGATCTTGAACAGGGGTGATAGCGTTGTTTGTGAGAGTTGGGTCGGTATTGAATACGTTTCTGATATATCTTTCAGAAGAACGATTGAAGTTGAAACGAATGTCTTTTACTTTAGTTCCAGCAAGAACGTTGCTTTGAATTTGAGCAACAAATTCAAAATCAGCATCAACAGGTTCAATAACTTCACCAACACCAGTGGATGTTGGATCAATACCACCAGCAAGATTTCTAGCAACACCATCAGATCCACCGCCCAAAATAGCAGCGACTGTTCCTCCAACATTATTAC